GGACCGCGAGGCGCGTCGGGAGTGGCATCGCGTGACCAAAGTGCTGCGCCCGCTTCAGATCATCAGTGAAGCCGACCGCGCCATCTTGTCCGCGTATTGCTCGTGCTGGGGCCGACTGCACGACGCCGAGAGCAAGTTGCACGGCTCGGGGGGGCTGGTGGTGAAGAGCCCGTCAGGCTACCCGATGCTCAACCCCTATCTGAGCGTGGTTCATCGTTCCGTTGAGCAATTGCAACGGTTGGCCAGCGAGCTGGGTCTGAGCCCCGCGGCGCGAACCCGCATACGCGTGCCGGTTGACCCTGCTGCCGAGTCCGATGACCCATTCGCAGACTTGGGTGCGGCGTCGTGATGTATCGATACGACCAGAAACTTGCGCAACGCGTGATCGATTTTTTCGGTCATTGCTTGTGCCACGTTAAGGGCGAATTGGCTGGTCAACCGATCAAGCTGGAAGATTGGCAGATCCAATATCTCACAGATCTTTTCGGTATAGTAGATGAACGTGGTCGGCGCAGATATCGGCGATCATTCTTGGCTGTACCTCGGAAGAATGGAAAGTCAACGCTATGTGCCGGCATTGCCTTATACTTGTTGCTTGCTGATGGTGAGCCTGGCGCCGAGGTGTACTCATGTGCGGCTGATCGCGAGCAGGCGAGTATTGTGCATGAAATAGCGCGGCAGATGCTGATGACATCTCCTAGGCTGTATGCGTTGGCCAGGCCATATCAACATCGTATCGTGTGTGAGTCCACTGGTAGTTTCTACTCGTCATTATCATCGGATGCATATACACATCATGGGCTCAACTCTCATGGTGTATTGTTCGATGAGTTGCACGCGCAGAAAACACCAGATCTATGGGATGTAATGATTACATCTACAGGTGCGCGTAGGCAGCCGCTGGTTGTGGCGATCACAACTGCCGGTTGGGATCGCAACAGCGTGTGTTGGCAGGAGTGGCAATATGCTGCGAACGTTCGAGATGGTGTGATCCAAGATGATCAATATCTCAGTTGCATTTACGCTGCCGATCCAAGTGACGATTGGAAGTCCGAGCAAACATGGCACAAGGCAAATCCCAATCTCGGCGTGAGTGTAAAGCTCGAATACCTGAGACAGAAATGTTCAGAGGCACAAGAGCTTCCGCGACTTGAGAACACCTTTCGCCAACTGCATCTGAATCAATGGACCGAACAGGCCGTGCGGTGGTTACCGATGGATGCTTGGGATGCTTGCGGTGAACTAGAGGTTCCAGACCTCGTTGGCCGAGAGTGTTACGTAGGCGTCGATCTGGCTAGCAATCGCGACATCACTGCTGCTGTGTTTCTCTTCCCACTGGAAGATCGAAGCTATGCTGTAGTGCCACATTTCTGGGTACCACGCAATCCGACTGGTGCGCGGCAAAAGCAGGATGCGCTTCACTATGCTACATGGTTGCACGAAGGGCATATTATAGCAACCGAAGGCGATGTGACTGATTATGGTGCGGTAGAGAACTTCCTGGTTGAGTCATCGAAGGTCTATCAGATCAATGAAGTGGCAATTGACCGATGGAACAGCCAGAATTTGCAGACAGATCTTAAGGGCCATGGATTGAACGTGGTAACATTCGGACAAGGATTTGCTTCGATGAGTGGTCCATCGCGAGAACTAGAGCGTATCGTTCTCGGCCGTCGTCTTCGGCATGGACGCAATCCCGTACTGCGGTGGATGGCCAGCAATGCTGCGGCGGATACCGATGCTGCGGGCAACATCAAGCCGACGAAAGAGCGGAGTACAGGTAAGATAGATGGAATAGTTGGGCTGTTGATGGCATTAGGACGGGCTATGGTGCACGAAACAGTCATATTTGATGATCAGAAGTTAATTGCGTTATGAGGATGATAGCGGTTGACATACTCGTGCTTGGTGGTACGGCCATCTTCCTGTATGGCTGCTGGACCGCATATCGTCCAGTAGGCTGGATGGCATCGGGTCTTTTCGCATGCGCGGTGGGAATCATCGCCTTTATTGGGAGATCCAAGGCATGATCCTTGAGCGCCTGTGGTCGGACCGTCGGGCATCGACATTGGCTACGCCCGCAGCCTGGCTAGTTGAAGCACTTGCAGGCGATTGGACTAGCGAAGCTGGCGTCACAATCAATGAGACCACGGCGCTATCAATAAGTACTGTGTTTGCTTGCGTGCGCGTGATTGCCGAGACAGTGGGTTCGCTTCCACTCTTCGTGTATCGTCGCCTTCCCAATGGTGGCCGTGCTATTGAATCTGGTCACCCCATGTTTCCTGTTTTGCATGATCGTCCCAACCGTTGGTCGACTTCGATGGCCTGGCGTGAGGCGATGACCATGAATGTTCTGCTGTGGGGTAATAGCTATGCCAGGATTGATGCCGTAGGTCAACGAGTAACGGACCTATGGTTGTGGCATCCTTCGCGCGTGCAGATAGGCAAAACGGTAACGGGAGATTTGATTTATACGATTACGACTGGTGATGATGGGTTGACGAAGGAAGTAGTACCAGCCAACAGGATGCTTCACATCTCTGGCCCCAGTCCAGATGGTGTCATGGGATGGTCAATCCTGAAGCTGGCACGGGAAGCTATGGGCTTGCACGCTACGGCGGAGAAGTACGCATCGAACCTATACGGAAATCAGGGTACGATGCGAGGAATCCTTGAGCATCCTGGTCGCATGGAGGAAGCAGCCAGCAAGCAATTTCGCAGTGATTGGGAGCGCATATATGGAGGGCCAAAGGGTAAGAACCGCACCGTGATCTTGCAGGCTGGCATGACGTTCAAGTCGATCAGCATGCCACCCGAAGATGCGCAGATGCTGGAGAATCGCCAATTCTCGGTGGAGGAAATCTGCCGATGGTTCAATGTGCCACCGCACAAGGTACAGCATCTCTTGCGCGCCACATTCTCGAACATCGAACATCAACAGCTTTCGTTCTCGACGGACACGATCCGACCATGGCTGGTACGGTGGGAACAGGAGCTGAAACGCAAGCTTTTCGTCGGGGACGACGAGCACTACGCCGAGCATGTGATGGATGCGATGCTGCGCGGGGACAGCGTGTCCCGTGCCGAGAGTAACATGCGGCAATTTTCCAATGGTGCACTGACAATCAACGAGTGGCGTCGCATGGAAAATCGACCATCGCTCGATGATCCGGTAGGTGACATGCACTTTGTCCCCGTGAATCTCATGCCAGCCGAGAAGCTGACTGCAGCGCCAGCACAGCCACCAGCGCCGCCGGCGCCACCGCCGCAGCGATCAATTGATGAGGTGATCCAACGGTATCGACCAATTCTAGAACAGGTGGTTACTAGTCTTGGTAGATTGGAATCGGATCGCATGACTCGTGCGGCGAAGCGGCCTGAAGCCGAGAATGCGATTGCAGCATTCCGTGCATCACATCATGATCATGCTGTCGCGGTATTGCGAACCGTGACGACACTGATTGCCACCGATATGGGACGATCGGATGTGGACGCGATATTGCAGGAGATCACCACTAGGCATATTGCGCGCATCAAACCAGGTGAGATTGACGGTGTAGCCGAAGCATCATTGATTGCACTGGATATTGTGGAGTACATGAATCATGCCAGTTCGTAACGACAACACGCTAGTTGCTGAATCACGCGCAATTCCACAGCCTGGTTCTAGTGAGAGCGAGACTGATTTTATGGCTCGGTGTATGGGCAATGAGACGATGGGCGATGAATTTCCAGATCATGACCAGCGCTTGGCAGTGTGCATGCGCACATGGACCGATGCACATGGTCGCGCCAATCGTGACATGATCGAGCATCGAGTGATTCAATTTGGACAAGGTCGGCTCGAAATCCGGCAAGCTGGTGCCGATCAGCCTACATTCCTGTCTGGTTACGCGGCTGTGTTTGACGCAGAATCTAGTGTCATAAATACGCCATGGGGATCATTCACCGAGACTATTCGTGCTGGCGCTTTCGATTCGTCTCTCGCAGCCGGATCGGACGTGAGGTGCTGCCTCAATCACGACCCTACACATCTGCTCGGTCGTCGCTCGGCTGGTACGCTCGATGTGCGGGTAGACCAAGTTGGTCTTCGGTATAGCGTCGAGCTCCCGCAGACTCAGATCGGTCGGGATCTGGCAGTGAGCATCCAACGGGGTGATATCAGAGGTAGCTCATTTGCCTTTCGGGTGCTCGGGGAGGATGGCGAACGGGTCACAATGCAAGGTCGTGACGTGCGGCGAGAGCTATTGGCCGTGGATATCCTAGAGCTGGGGCCAGTGACCTATCCAGCTTATCCAGGGACTGAGGATCAGCTCAGCCTACGGTGCGTCCAGATGCTGCGACGAATCGGCCAGCAGACCACTGCGCACGATCTGAGGCGTCGTCTTGATCTAGCTATCCTGACTTGACAGACTGTGGTGGCTAGCTATGATGTGGTCGTCCTTGGCCATATCAGCCGTGATGGCTGGTGGCAGCCTGGGACGACAGGTACCCCCTCCGTGTGATGCGGTGTGGATGCCAGACGTGACTGATTGTCAGCACGTCCGGTTCTACCGGACACACGGAGATCACATCCAGTGACTATTCCAGAGTTACGCGACCTGCTCGCGAAACTCACGACCGAAGCCAAATCGATTGGAGAGAAGCTGAAGGCCGAAAAGCGGTCTTCGACTGCCGATGAGGCCAAGCGGGTCGACGAGCTGATCGAGCAGATCGAAAAAACCAAAACCGAACTGGCAGCGGCCGAAAGGGAGGAAGAGCGCCAGCGCAAGCTAGATGCGCTCGTTGTACCTCCTCCATCGCCACCGCCTGCCCCGGCGCCGCAAGGTGCTACCCCACCAGTGGGTAGCGCGCAACAGCGGTCAATGACAATCACCGCTCCCCGCGCCAATCTTGTGGCGTTCCGCGAGGAGCGCGACGCATATGTGTTTGGTACATGGTTGGTCGCGAATACTCCGTCGCATCACCGATTCCTAGAGGCTCGTCAATGGTGTCGAGATCAGGGGATCGACTGGCATCAGCCGGCGCCAGAGACACGTGCGATGGGCGAAACGACCAATACGGCTGGTGGCTACCTGGTCCCTACGGAGACCGCAGCCACGATCATCGATCTGGCCGAGCGTTTCGGAGTCGCGAGGGCAAATTGTCAGGTCATCCAGATGACTCGCGACAATTTGACGGTGCCGAAATATTCCAGCGGACCGACGGCTTACTGGGTTGCGGAAAACGGTACCATCACTGCGTCCGATGTATCGCTGGATGCTGTTGGTCTTGTGGCCAAAAAGCTAGCGACACTGACACGTATCAGCACCGAACTCATGGAGGATTCGGCTGTTGCTGTTGGTGATTTTGTGGCAATGCAAGCCGCGCGTAGATTGGCCGAGGCCGAGGACGATGCGTGGATCAACGGTGATGGCACCAGTACCTACGGTGGTATCTTCGGCGTTCGCGGGCAATTCAACGCGAACGAATCACTCGAAGGAGCAGTTACCGCAGCCAGTGGTAATGACACGTTCGCAGAGTACACCGTTGCGGACCTATCAAAACTCATGGGCACTGTGGCTCCAATGGCTTACAGCATGGGTGGTCCGAAGTGGTTCACCTCGCAAGCTGGTCGTGCCAATACGCTTGAGCGTCTGGGTCAGCAAGGTGGTGGTACTACTGTAGCCACAATCCAGCAGGGATTGATAGCTTTCTACAGTGGTTGGCCAATCGTGATCACGAACAAGTTACCGACAACAACTGGCGATCAAAGTGAGAATACGCCAATTCTTTTCGGCAACATGGAACTTGGATGCATGTTCGGTGATCGCCGGCGGGTGACCGTGAAGATCCTCACCGAGTTGTATGCGGCCACGGATCAAATCGGA